CTCCAAATAATTAGTCGATTATTTTCTGTGATTTAATGTTATTTAACAAAAACGGCCTCATCGAACGACGAAGCCATTAAGGTTGAAATGTCGTAATTGGTTCTATCTGAATAGTTTAAAGTTATATCTTTTACTTAGCAACCAAAGGATGAAACAAAGTAAAATGCCGACTATTACACCTATAAAGAATAATCTAAAATTGAAACCTGTTGTCGGAGTTGTCTTTTCGGACAAACTTTTATTCTCATTTGTCACTAATTCGATCGACTGTTGCAGGTTTCTGTTGAGTGTTATGAGACTGTCAACCTTTTTGCCGTAACTCTGACTTAAAAACTCCAATTGCTTAATGGTTTTTTCGTAAACGCTCTTACTTTGTACTATTGTCTCACTTGCTTTCGGATATTGCCCGTCAGGCTTAATTTGAGCCCCTGTGTCGTAATTAATAACATGAGATGATACTTCGCTTTGCAGTCTTATGTTCTCGTCTCTTGTGCGTTCTAAATCGGTTTTTAATAGCTCTACCTCTATGGTCTTCTTTTGAAGCTCATCTTTTAACGTGATAACTTGCGAACTATCAATTTTGGTTACCACTTTTTCTTGAATAATCTGCTTAGGTTTGCAGCCTATTATAATTAACAGAATTATCAGTAGTACGATCATTTTCGTGACTGCACGAAAAAGGTGTTTAATTTTTTCTTTTGTCATATTTTTAGTCAAATAAATATTTGTACTTAGATGGTATCTGCTTTCTTAAAACAGTCTCTATCTCTTTAACGCTAATATCCAAATCTTTATTTAGGTCGAAAATCTTATTCTGTTTAGCGACTATATCTTTCGTAATCACGTAATCGGGCTTACCTATGGCCGCAGGGTAAAATACAGCCAAATAAACATCCACCCATGTTTTCATTCGGCCTTTGTACGGCCTTAAATAAGCCAATACATAGTCTAATTGCTGCACGTTGTTCATCGAAAGAAGAACCCACGTAGTTGTGCCTAATGCTTTTGCCGTAGATGGCATAAATTGTATCAGGCCTCCAGCCATACTTGTCTGATTAACCGCTTTCGGATTTAATCTGCTTTCAAACCACATCACAAACATCAACCAATTAGGATCGATGCCGAGTTCACCTGAAATCTTTATGACTTTATTAATGAACTCTTCTTTGTTCTCTTTTACGTATTCTTCAAATGCCAACATCTTCTTTACTCTTTCTTGTTTTACAATCTTCATTTAAACACGACATGGCCTCTGCCGTTCTTCGGTCGTTTATTGCTGTTTCTATCATTTTCTGCATGCCAGTGATTTTTCTCTCATTATCAGCCACCTTATATTCAAGTTCTTTCATCTTTCTGTTTGCCTCATCAAGCGCCGATTTATAATTTTCAATAAGGATTAGTTGCTGCTCTATTATTTTATCTTTGCCCTCGATAATTTTATTGAAAGTTTCTTGTTGCTGCGCAGCATTGTTTAGCAACTTGGTCATAGCGTCGGCCGCAGTACCTATTGCGTCTGCCTCCGATTTACCCTTATCTTCTCTCAACTTAAAAAGCCATGACACCCCACCTCCCGTGAGTAGTCCAGCCAATGCAGATAATACTAAATCCAAACTCATAACTAATCCTTAATTTTATAATTAATACCGTTGCTTTCTAACAGTCTTATTATCTCTGTTAGATTATTTGTCTCAATGTCGTAAACGTTGTAATTTGTCGGCTTGAGCACCTTTCTTAGATACTCATTTTCGTCGAACAAGTCCTGAAACTTGAACAAACTACCAAATTTTATGTATAATTGCATCTCACAAATATCTTATGAAAGCAAACAGCTTTCGTGTTTTTAAATAATCCCCATCCTCATCGTTGGCATAGGCCTCTCTCTCGAACACTACATTTACATACGCATCTCGAAAGTTTCTGTATATTACTAACTTTATCAGCCAATCAATCACGTACCACAAATAAAATAACACATACCACAATTCTTTCATCTGCGCCGTATGAATTTCTTCGTGGTTTATTGTCAACTCGTCAATCTCTGCGTTCTTTCTCACAAACAGAATGCCGAACAAATTAATTGCTTTATACCCTTTAAATGGGATGATGTTGTTTCTGATTATTTTCATATTGTATTGTCTAAATATACGTTGTTAATAATATAATCTGCTGCTCTTATTATAAACGAAAAGTCCCGTGTAACATCGGAAGTACCAGTATTTGTTCTAAACGATACATCAAAATGTACTCCTTTTGACGGAGAAGTACTATATCTCTTGTAGACAAAAATATTATGGAATGAGCTAAAACGCGGTATTATATCTATATCTACCATTTGTGCCGAAAGCACCCTGTCAAGTAATGTTCCTGACACGGAATAATATTGGTCAAGCGGAAGCGTAATAGTGTACTTATTTGACGATACGGAACAACTAACATCCATTCTGTATCTGTTTACTATATTTGATAATACTCCAGATGAACTAACATCTGCTTTAACTATTATATCTCCCTCTTTAAAGACGTTCGGTTTTCTTATTTCAGCCGGAGTACCTGCCTGATTTGTGCCCAACTGATAACTTGACCTGAATGTAACAACCCAGTCTAAAACCTGATTAACTCTATCCCATACGGCCGATAAATGGATTCTCTCCCTCGTCCCAAGCGCTATTTTGATTGCAGAAATGCTATTCCCCATATCATCCGTAAATATTTGTGCCGACGAATGTGCCGGGAGTATCTTTACCCTTTTATTGCAACCATTTGGCGCATAAATCTTCAAGTTAAAACCGTCTAACCTTTTATCGGCCGCAGTCCCGTTGCCCGGCAAGTAATGCGTTTTCCAATCGTATGTAATACTGCCAGATGCCTCCAAATAGATATTATGGTTATTCGTCAACTTGGTTTGCAGGTCGCCCGCTATATCCGGGTCAGCTATAACAAAAGGATTAAGGAGTTTATTGGCAAATATTTCTCCGTTTTGTCCGTCGATATAGACATAGGGAACAAATGCCGGGTTAGAGTAATCCGTACTCTCAACCCCGTTTATCATTCCTTTCTGCGATATTTGTTTACCGCCTTTAAATATCATTCCGCCTATATTCCCTTCTTCTGCAATTATAACTTTAGTAACAAGCTGCTCAACTGAAGATAATTGCTGATAATAGGTCTCGCTTGGAGCTGCATCTGCCACCCTTGAGGTATAGGCATCCTTCAATTTCCACCAGGTATTTCCGCTGCGATAATAAACGTAACTTACAACGGTATCGTTATTGTAGTGCGTATCGCCTTGCTTCCATTCCATCTGTATCGGCAGTTTTCCTGGCAACCCGTTGCTTCCATCTCTTACCGCTACAATGGAAATGGTATCCGTAATCGTTCCGTCGCTTGCACTTATGGCCAAAGTATTAAATGTAACGGTGGTTGGGCTTATCGTAACCGTATTTCCTGTTCGTGATACTCCTGCAGGAGGAGTAGTTGTAAAATTTCCGCCGTTAACCGAATATTTCCATGTGGTGATAGTAGTACCCAATGTTGTTCCGACTACTTCAAAATTTGTTGCAGGTGTCGGTGATCCAGCTTCATTATATTTAATTACCTGTGTTGAAGTATTTAAATATATCCCCTTAGAAATCCCGTCAGGCCCCTTAAATGCAATAGCATAGCTGAATTGAAGTGTAAACGTCTTACCGTCCACTACTACCGTAATAGGGATTACTCCGTTAGCTGAAGTCATGGAAGTCGAAACAGTAAAGGTAATCACAGACCCGTTTATAGCCCTCGTCATTCCGGTAGGCAAATAGGCCGTATCCACCGTTACAGAAGTAGGAGTTAATGTCTGTGTTCCTTTATAGGCCAATACTACCGTATTAACAGAACCTGCCAAAGCTGCCGTTGCGCTTCCTGCGAATGTATGCGCTTCGTTCGATAAAAGAAGCGTTACACCTTCCGCCCCAACTGCCCCGTCTTGTGCTTCATAATTGCGTATTATAGTAACCGTATCCGAAATAGTTCCGTCGGAAACTCTTATGCTGTAAATATCGTAAACAATAGCACTTTGAGGATTAATAGAAACAATATTGTTCGAAATTGTTACCCCTATCGGTGGCGTTAAAGAGAACTCACCTCCGTTGACCGCATATTCCCATTTGCTTATTGTCGTGTTTATTACTGTCGGAGTTATGGTAACAGGCGTTGAAGGAATCCACGTACCATTTTTTAGTTTCTTCATCACATAGGTACTTGCATCTAAACGTATATCCTTAACCAGCCCGTTTGCCCCCTTGAAAGATATGGCATAACTGAATTTCAACGTGAACGTTTTGCCGTCAACCACAAACGTTATCGGAACTGACCCGCTGGGTGA